GAATACCAAAGCATGTAGTAGTGGATACAACCAATGAGATTGTTATTGGTGACCGGTGGTCACTCCAGCTAGCCAAAGAGGTAGATACTAGACGATACTCTAATATGATTGAATCTTCTGGTATTATGAAAGATACAAGAGCATATTATCTTGACTACACACACGATTTGTTGTATAATTGTAATATCATTAAGCAAAATAATAAACCATTCATCACTACCTTTACTGGCATTGGTATTATCGCTGACTTGATGAAGAAAGATTCCTATATTTTGTGGGGTGATGATATTCGTAATTGGGATAATAAACCTATTGAGTATTCCTTTGACCTGCATTATTTTAAAAATAGAAATGCCAAGCTGGTTTACCTTAACGATTTTGATGTGAGTAAAATATGAAAACGATACAATACAAAGGGAAAAATTATCCCAAATTCCAAGACGAAGGTAACGCATCACAGTTTGCTATTCCTTTCGCAAAACATATCTGCCAAGGTTATGGAGTGGACATAGGATGTAACCGACAAGAATGGTGTTTTCCTGGGGCTATGGGAATTGACTTGAATTTCAAAGATGGCAACGATGCTTATAATTTTGAATATAAAGATTTGGATTATGTTTATTCTAGCCATTGCTTAGAGCACCTGCCGGATTGGGTAGCAGCACTTGATTATTGGACAGGAAATTTGAAAACTGGTGGAACATTATTTCTCTACCTACCGCACTACGCTCAAGAATACTGGCGTCCTTGGAACAATCGTAAACATATTCACATCTTTACGCCAGAGATTATCAGAGCATATATGGAAGACCGTGGGTATATTAATATTTTCAATTCTGAGCGTGACATGAACGATTCCTTTATGATTACTGGAGAAAAAGCATGAACTACTTGCAAACCGCCAATGGTGACAGACAAATTCTTCTTGAGCTAGCTGCCACAGCAAAAACGACACCAGCTGGATGTTTTGTTGAGGTGGGTGTTTGGAAAGGAGGCTCTGCTTCTTATTTGACCGAGGTCGCTGAGCAACAGAACCGTGAAATCTTCCTATATGATACTTTTACAGGAATACCATTTGCTGAATCTTATGAGGTGCATAAAGTTGGTGATTTTAATGATACCAGTTACGAACAAGTAAAAGCAGCATTACCTTACGCTAAAGTTATTCAAGGTATCTTTCCTGAGAGCGCCATTGAGATGCCTCCTATAGCATTTGCTCATATTGATGTGGATCAATATAAGTCATATATTGACTGTATTAATTATTTGGGTCCTAAGATGGTAGACGGTGGAATCATGTGGTTTGATGATTATGTACTATCCGGTGCTAAAAAAGCCGTAGATGAATTAATTGGAACCGAAAATTTGGTCTTTGCCAAATGTGGCCATAAAAAAGTTTATACAATATTCCCCCAAAAGCCAACAAATTCGTGACTATGTATCTAACCCAACCTTTCTACGGTTTGGTCATGGTATTTCACAAGTTGGATAAATAACTCCAAATTCACTCTTTTTAGTAGCCATAGTGTGCTACAACTTAAAAGGATTTCATGTTACCATTTCGTACATTTTTAGCGGAAGCAACCGAAGCCGATGACGGCAAACTGAAGCATATTCACCATGCTGAGGATCGTCCTTTGTTTCATGGTGCTAAAGGTTTTGAACACGCTAAAGGTGCTCTAACTCAAGCCCACACCCATATGAAATCTGGTGGAAATAGCTCAGCATTAACCATGAAATATGATGGTTCTCCAGCTGTGGTATTTGGACATCATCCTGAGACTGGTAAATTCTTTGTGGCATCCAAGTCGGCTTTTAATGTCAATCCCAAGATTAACTACACTCATAAAGATATTGAGAAGAACCATGGACACGCACCAGGCCTCATGGACAAACTTCATGCAGCATTGAATCATCTCAAAAAGGTAGCACCTAAAACAGGCGTATACCAAGGGGATATCATGCACTCCGGTACTGATGTGGAACATAAGAAGAATGGTAAAGTATCGTTTACACCCAATACCATTACATATACCGCTAGCGGTGAAGAAGCGGACAAAATTAAAAGGTCTAAAATTGGTATTGTAACGCATACACAATACCATGGTAAAACCATTTCTGATATGAAGGCGGATTCACATCCAGACCTACATAATTTCAATCAGCATCCAGATGTATGGCAAAAGTCACCGAATCACGACACCAAACAAATTCACTATTCAGAAAAAGACCAAGCTGAATTTAATAAGCACATGGATGCAGCACAAAAGATTCATAATGAAAATAAAGGTACCATGTATAAGGCCACGGAACCTCATCGTGGTGAAGCTGGACATTTAGCAACATACATAAATCAAACTGTAAGAACTGGTGAAACTCCTTCTGCAAAAGGTCTACAAGACCACATTAAAGAAAAATATAAAAAAGTTATATCTAAGTTAAAAACACCAGCAGCACAGTCTCGCAAACAAACAGAAGCAAAGACTCATACTGACCACATTGAGAATAATAAAGAACATTATGAAAATTTGTTAAAAATGCATCACCATCTACAACAAGCAAAAAATATTCTAGTAAGTAATTTGGAACAACACGAAGGTGGTTTAGACCATCACATTGATGGTAAGAAAAGTAAACCTGAAGGCTTTGTTGTGAATCATGCTGGAGAACCTACTAAATTGGTTAACCGTGCTGAGTTTGCTAGAGCTAATTTGTTAAAGGTAAGAAAATGAAGTCGTTTAAAGAACTATACGAGGAAAAAGAAAAAGGCACCAAGCCGGTTGTAATGGCTTTTGGTCGCACCAATCCTCCAACATCTGGACACCTCAAGCTTATTGACAAAGTTAGGTCTACTGCTGAGAAACTCGGTGCCAAGCATACTGTTGTTGTATCACACTCACAGGATGCTAAGAAGAATCCATTGTCTGGTGAACAGAAGGTCAAACACCTAAAGCGTTATTCTCCTGGTACTCATTTTGAAACATCTTCTAAGGAACATCCAACCATACTCCATGTTGCAGCTAAATTACATGCAAATGGCCATGATGAACTTCATGTGGTGGCTGGATCGGACCGTGTTAAAGAGATGCACGCTCTACTGCACAAGTATAATGGTGTGAAAGCTGGCCATGGTCACTACCATTTCAAAAAGATTACTGTACATTCCGCTGGTCACCGTGATCCTGATGCTGAAGGTACCGAAGGTATGTCCGGCACTAAGATGCGTGAGCATGCCAAGAATAAAGATTTCTCCAGCTTCCGTCAAGGTGTTCCATCTCATGTATCGGATAAACACGCAAAAGAACTCATGCATGATGTTCGTAAAGGTATGGGATTAAACGAAGAAGTGAATCGTGGCCAATTCAGAGCAATCTTTGTAACTGGTGGTCCAGGCTCTGGAAAAGATATTGTTATCCGTGAAGCCATTGCTGAAGCAAAAATCACCGAACTCAATTTCATCCAAGCCCGTGACTATCTCGGAGACAAGCAAAAGTTATCTGAAAGTTCCAATGATTTCCGTAGAGAAGCCATACGCACCCGTGGTCCTTTGATTATCAATGGTCCTGCTGATGATATTGAGAAGATTGGTTATATCAAAGAAGAACTAGAAGAACTTGGATATGACACAATGATGATATTTGTCAATACCAGTAACGAGACCAGCCAAGAACGCAACTCAATGTTATCCAGAGTGATGGTGGAATCGGTGCGTCAAGATAAGTGGCAGAAATCACAAGAAAATATTATACAATTCAGCGAGATGTATAATAACTTAGTGACCTTTGACAACACAGGAAACCTAGATACCAAGGAAGAGGACATTAATGATATATACCAGTCCACTAAGGTATTTCTGGATTCAAAAGCAATAAATGAATCAGCAACCGATTGGTTGGACAGAAATGTTAATTTGAATGATAAAGTGTATGAACTATTTGGAGAACAAAATGTTAAAAGCAATTCTAAGTCTATTCAGCAAAAAACCATCGGTAGATACAACCCCTTCTACCGAGCCAAAGGACCAGCCGACATCAAGCCAGACAACTCCGGAAGCCTTGTCGGTGACCGAGACGAAATCAAAGGCGACACGGGGCCAAGGAAAAAAACAACCAGCTCAGTCGCAGGCGGTGCCTGGCACGCAGCCTACGAAGAAAGCAAACCCACGCTCAAAATCAGCCCCCCGTCCAAAGAGCCCAACTTCCAAAAAGACAACAACAAAGAAAAAATAAAGAAGCGTGGGGATAGGTCATTAAGTGCCGCACGAGTCGGTAGACCTTCCGGAGTAGGTTCAGAATACGATACCAGAGCAGGTGGCCAAGGTGCTGCAGCAGGCGCCGGACTTGGCCAGGCTATGGGAGAAAGTCAAGATTATAGTAATGCACAGCCGTCCAGTGCAGCAATGCCTGGCAGCAGTGCATTATCACCTAATCCGTTAAGCTCGGATTATGGCACTAAAAAGACTTTTGAAAAGTTTAGGAAAAAGATTAAGCAAGAAGCTATTGACCACCATACAGTAGATATGGGAGTTGGTGGTGTGCTAGGTGGTGCCGGTAATAAAGAAGGTATGGATACTTACTTTGACCAGAACCGTAACATTGGATTGCAAATAATTCAAAAGAAGAAAAAGAAAAATGTTAAGATTTAAAGCATTTTTAAACGAAGCTGAGCAGTTAGACGAAAAAAATAAGCCAACAAGTCCAGAAAAATGGGCTCGTGCTAAAGCTGCAGCAAAATCTAAATTTGCTGTTTATCCTTCCGCTTATGCTAACGCTTGGGCATCAAAGAAATACAAATCAATGGGTGGTGGCTGGAGAAGCACATCAGAAGAAGTTGAATTGGAAGAAGCACACAAAGTCGGTGATATGGTTACTGTTCAATCTAAATTCTTTGGTAAACAAAAAGGTAAAGTTACTAAAGTTGACGACCAATCAATTCATGTTCAACGAGATGGTAAGAAATTTTCAGAAAAATATCCGCACGATGCCGTGATGAAAGAAGATGTTGAATTCTACGAGCAATATAATGCAGAAGAATTGTTTGATATTTTAGAAGAAGTCGTTGATGGTATTGCTGAAGAAAACAATTTAGATGCAGATATTCTTTGGGAAAATCTTGAAGATGTTACAGACGAAGAATTATACGAAACTGCTGCTTGGCGCCGCAAAGAAGGTAAGAATCCTACTGGTGGATTAAATCGCAAAGGCATCATGTCTTATCGCAGAGAGAATCCAGGTTCTAAATTAAAGATGGCCGTTACCGGCAAAGTAAAACCAGGAAGCAAAGCAGCGAAGCGTAGAAAATCATTTTGTGCTAGAATGTCTGGCATGAAAGGACCAATGAAAAAACCAAATGGTAAACCAACAAGAAAAGCACTCGCATTACGCAAGTGGAAATGCAGATAAAACAGGAGAATAATAAAATGTTTGCAAAAGGTAAGATTACACAATCAATGATTGATGCAGTTAATTCTGTATTAGGCGAGACCAAAGAAGAAGTTAAGCAAGTTCAATTGTTGGATGAAGAAAAGAAGCAAATGCTGCTTGAACCAGAACTTGATGAGACCGGCTTCCACAAAGCTGCTCACGCTGCTAAGAAAGCAAGTCAATCTCATTTTGAATTTCAAGGCAAGAAGTACCCTGTTACTGCTAAATCTCATGCAGAAGCGTTAGCAATGGAAGCGTCCGAGAAAGTACCTACACCAACAGGTATGAAGGTATATGGTTCCAGCTACGGCAACTCCGCTAAGGCTCGTAAAGACCAGACTAAATCTGCTGTTGATACGCTAAAAGGTCCTAAAACTAAAGAGTTGCAAGAAGATGGTGATTGTGTCACCAAGCCCCAAGCGAAAGATATTGCTAAGAAAGAAGTTGGCAAACACGAAAAAGGTATGCATGGTAAAAAAGGCGAAGTTGCTCAGCACGTTAAGTCTATGCACAAAGAGAGTACCTTTGCTGACAAACTGATTGCTTCTTTAAATGAAGCCAAGTCTACCGGCACAGAAGAAATCTTTACAGACAACAATCTTGGTGAAGAAGAAATGACTGACGCTCAAATGAAGAAGCGTGAGAAGATTGTAATGTCTATGAAAAAAGGTGAAGCTGGTTTCAAACAGCGCTACGGTAAGAACTGGAAGAATGTAATGTATGCTACTGCTACCAAGCAAGCTATGAAAGAAGATTCTTCTGATACATGGGAAGATTTAGAAGAAGCCACTCCAGCAAAAAATACTGATATTGCTGACAAGGCTTATTTGAAACACAAGCCGGGTACTGTTAAAGGTACAATGACACAGCTTGGTCGTTTCCTCCGTGGCAAACCAGAAATCAAAGAAGAAACTATTGAAGAAAAGAATGAATCGCATACGCATGCCGCACATTATGAAAATGACAAAGGTGAGTGGACAGGTATGAATTTGTTGACCGCTAAAGACGATGAAGATGCTATCAAACAAGCTCACTCCAAATGCAAAGAAGGTTGCCGTTTATCCCGTGTTGAACGCCACACAACTGTTAAAGAAGAAATGGTTAATGAAGCTGAAGTAACCACACCAGCTAAGGATGCTGACAAAGTTACAACAGATATGCTCCGTGGTCGTGAGCTTGGCGGTAAATCTAATTCTTTCAAATCATTTAAACAACAGTTAAAAACTAATGGTGAAATGAAAGCTCCTACTGAGATTGATACTGGCACCGATACAAAAGAGAAACAAAAAATTACTACGAATCCTGGTGCAATAGATGTTAAGTTTGATGACAAGTTATCAACACCACCACAACACTATTTTTCCAATGAAAAACAGATTGCAAATGAAGCCTTTCGTGGAGAAATGAAAGTTGCTCATGCTAAATCTAAAGCTGCTCATAATAAAGACATAGATACATTTAATAAAAAAGTAGCACAAGAAGAAGTTCAAGTTGATGAGAAAGTTATTGCTGGAACTCCTGGTTGGGAAAAAATCAAAGGAACAGATAAAAAAGGTAATGTTACCGATAAATCTGGTGCAGTGCATACGCCAATGAGTCGTGCTCGTGATTTAGCTCGTAAGTCTTTTACAAAATTAAAAAACGAAACAATGATGGGTAAAATTGGTACATCGGAGTAATTATGAAAAAATTAAAAGATATACTGAAGAAAAATCCTGAGCCAGCAAAAGCAGCCAATGTGGACGCAGGCCAGCTTGGTCAGTATTCTGCCAAGCACCAGGTTAATGAAGGTGCATTGGAGCAATATCTATCTTCAAGAGGTATTGACCATGAGCACCTTTCTACTGCTACCAAGATTGCTTATTCCAAATCTGCCGTGTTTTTAAAATGGAAGCGTGACCATATGATGGAAGATAGAACAACAGAACTTTCTCCTACGCATAAGAGATTACATAAGATCCGCAAGAGTACAGCCGTTCAGCAAGTCATTAAAACCGAACAAGCTGAAATGGATGAAGCAAAAATCTCAATGAGTAGTGTGGGTCATAGTGAGTTTAAGCCTGGTCAAATTGTTCATCATCAGTATTTGGGTAAAGTTGAAGTCGCAGACAAGGCTGGTAAAAAAGTTTATAGTTTAAAAGATAAAAAATATTACGATGTGGGCCATGGTACTTTAAGTCACAAGCCAATTGAAGAAGCCAAGAAACCAAAATCAACAGCTTTAGAAAGATTCCGTGCTGCTGCAGCCGAAAGAGCAAAGAAGCACGCAGAGACAGAAAAGAATTCTGGTGGTATGAGTTCTGCTATTGACCGCTTAGCAAAGCATCTGAATAAAGAAGATGTTGGTGATCCGCTAGCCGCCACACAATCACCAGCTGATGGTGCTAATGGCGGTAAAGAGATATCTGAGCGTAAGCGCCAAATGTCTAAATCTGCTCGTATGATTAAGGCATTATATAAGAAAAAAGGTATGGTCAAAGAAGACTTGTATGACCATGAAAAAGAAGATAAATCGGTAGCAACTTATGGTAAGAAACCAAAGTTTGACAAAGCCGAAAAAGATGAAGGCGGCGAAAAGAAACCTGAAGCCGCAGCAGTACTTACCGGTGGTACCACCTTGACAGGTGAAAAGCGAGATGACATTGAGATTGATCCATTGATGCGTGCAAGGCCCGGACAACCAGATGTTACTAAAAAAGATGATAAAGACAAGAAAAAAGACGGTAAAAAAGAAGAAAAGAAGTAAGATAAATAACATATAAACGACATTTAAAGGAGAAAAATAATGTCATCATGGGGTAATTACGATAATGCAGCCAATGCACCATATTGGGCTGTAAACTCAACACTAGTATCAGTAGATAACCAACCTGTTGGTACTCGTCCAACCGCAGCCAATGTAGCATTGCTCTACGGCAATACCACATCTGATGTATATACAACAGGCGAAACCATTGGTCTATTCATGGTTGATTCTGCTGAAGAACAAGTTCAGGAAGAAAATAGTGGTAAACCTGCTCACTCTGGTTGGAACTTGAAAACAACTGGATCCGGTGGCCGTGCTGGTCGTGTTCATTGGGAAACTTTAGTCACTTTGGCTAGCGTTCAATCCGATAACAATTCTGACGATGCTACATTGCCAGATGCTGCTATCACAATCACTCAGCCTATCGCAATTGGTGGTCCAGTTAGTGCAGCTAGCGCAAATACTGTAACATTCTCTGTTGTTGGTACGACAGCTGTTCCTTCAAGCGCTACATTGACCTATCAATGGCAAGTTAATGCTGGTGGAGCTTCTTGGGTTAACATTGATCCAGGAACAAATGTTTCAACAGGTCAACCTGGCCAGATGATTAAGACTGGTGCTAATACTGCTACATTGGTATTGGATCCAACAGGTACCGCAGCAAACAACTATGTATTCCGTGCTGTAGTTACTGCAACAAATCCAGGAATTACCAATTCTTCCGCAACAGCATACTCTGCTAATGCTAAGATTATTATTACTGCTTAATGTTGAAGTTTGGTGAGTTTATTTCTGAAGGTGGATACCATGTGCCTGTGGTATCCATTTCCAAAGACCAAGTTGATTTGTCTAAAGAACAAACTCGCAATGAAATAAACAGGAACCTTTCTGCTGAGTTGTCTCGCCACTTTATGAACCCCTACGGTGGCTGGATGAAAATCGGAAAGGTACTGCAAATGTATAGTGTTACTTTACCTAAAGTCATCTTTAAAGATGAGATGGAAGGTGAAGAAGTGGTCGCAATACAACAATTTGGTGGAGCCTGGGGAGCCAAATTAAATGGACAGATTACTGATCCAGGTTCACCAGATGAATCGGAGTATTTTTTGTATTATAGTTATGGCATTAGTGATTCGGGATTCTATGAAACTTATGCTGCAGTGGTTGATGAGAATGAACTCAGCGATATGCTAAAAGGTGACAATGATGTAGATGTTGATGACGAATACGGTGATTTGGATCCACGACAAAAAGAATAATAAAAAATGTTTGATGATTTGAATGATGATAATTTTATGATATATGCAATGAAGTGTTATAATTCACCCAATTGTGTCATGTCTGAATTTGAAGGAGATATTAAAAGAACCAAATACCTTAAGCGGTTGTTTCGCAGGTATAAAGTCACTAAGATTCTCAAAGAGCGTTTGATATTAAATCATATCATTCTATTGAATAATGTTTTTGGTCCTCAAGTGACCGCAAGAATATTATTTTATAGAACAGACGAAAAAGATTATGATGTATTGAAAACCTTTCTAGTCTATTTGGGTATTATGCCAGATTTCATTGGCGGATTGAATGGCAAAAACATTCGGTCAGCAGAGATACCTTTAGATATGAATGCAGCAACAATATTAGAGAACATATGATATCATTCAAAAGATACTTAGAAGAAAAAGGTAGATGCTGGACAGGTTATAAACCTGTGCGTGGCAAGAAAGCCTTTACGCCAGGAAGTTGTGTCAAAGAAGATGAACTCAATGAAATGGGTGGTGGCGCTGGCGGAGGCTCCGGAGGTTCCGGAGGATCCGGTGCAGCATCAGCAGGACCCACAAACACCGCTGGCGGTGGAAATATTGCCGGTATCGGTGTTGGTAAGCAAGGTGAACCTGGTGTAGATTTACGCAAGAGGAAAAAACAACATGCTGATCCGAGACTTCCAATGGGAATAGGCAAACGGAAGGACTTCTAAGTGATTGCTGAAAGTGTTTATGAAGCATTCAAACTACAACCAGAAGTAAAGAAGGAAAACGGTGTTACTTTTATAAGAGTCCAAGGTTTAGATAGCTTATCATTAGCACAATGGATTAAAAGAGAATATCCTAAGCTTGAAGTGAATTATAAAGAACATTTAAGTTATCAATTTTCAGATGATGATTGGATTAAGATAAAATATGTTTAGTTTAAATTGGTTCTTAGGACTAATTCCACAATGGGTGCCTTGGGCAATAATCGGAATCGGTATTGCCCTTTTTATTCTGGTTCAATTTTTACAATATTTGATACCAGTAGTTTATAGAGCAGTAACAGTAATTGCAATTGAATTGTTGTCATTATTTTTATTTGGTTTTGGATTTTATATTGATGGTCGTCAAGATGTCATTATTAATTCAGAAAAAGAAATAGCCCAAGCAATATCAGGACAAAAAGACATTACTGATAAAGTGAAAAGTGATTTAGAACAAAAATTGAAAGAATCAAAGAGTAACAATGCAAAAATTATTCAATACATTAATACTAAAGATGATGGTCTGTGTAAGTTGCCTAGTTCTTTTATCAGCGTGCTCAACTACGCCGCTAAGGATTCCATTCCCGGAAGCACCAAAGGAACTGATGCAACCGGTACCGGATTTAGAAACTCTACCAGAAAGTAATTTAAAACTTTCTGATGCAGAGCGAGTCATCGTCAAGAATTATGGCCTCTATTACGAATTAAAGGTCAAGTATGAATCATTCCAAAATTGGGTCAAACAACAGAAGGAATTGAATCCATGAAAAAGTTACTATACAGCTTGCTGGTTTGTCTAGTAACAGGATGTTCTTCACTTAAAAATGTATGGGTGGCTCAGTATGATAATAATGAATATGCTTTGGTCGCAAAAGTTCGCACCATTGCTCAGACAGCAAAAACTTGTGATGTTGGTACCGTTTCAGACTTATATTTTGTAACAAAAGAACTAAGTAATTATAGTCAATATTTACCTAGGAACCAACAAAATAACGAGTTAAATAAAGATTTACTTAAATTGGTAAAAGAACTATACGATAAGGAACCTCCTATTGGTCAAGTATATTGTAAAGCAAAACTAAATATTATTGAAAAATCGGCCGAACAAATTCAACAAGTTACGGGGAGTAATCCAAGATGAGCAATATAATTGAAGTAGCACAGTTAGCACAATCTTATCAACAAGCTTATCAATCTGGTCAACTATCTGCCGGTGATTATAAAGAATTAATTAATGACCTTAATATTACAGGTCACATTAATGAAAACGCAACAGATTTACAACAGAACCAAGAAATTTACAATATTTTGGTTACCGCAGTTCAATTAGCAAGCGCAATTTATTAAGGAGAAGTGAAATGAGTATTTTAAAAATATTTAACGATGTGGAACAAAAAGTTGAAACTGAAGTTAAATCAGTTATTCAAAAAGTTGAAACTGCTGTACAAAATGATTTACATTCAGTATTTGCCAAAGCTAAAGCTGAAGCAGCTACAGCAAATGCAGCAGTTGAAACATTGAAAGTTCAATTAGCACAAGCAATTAAGAAAGCCGCTAATTTATCAGACGTAGCAGCTCAAGCAGCCAAAGCAGCTGCTGATGAAGCTCAAGCAAAAGCTACTGCACTGGTTGCCGAAGCACAAGCTCATGCTGATATTGCAGCACAACAAGCAAGTCAAATTGTTGTTACTCCAGTACCAGCACCTGTTGATACAACTCCAGCTCTTGTTGTAGAAACACCAGTTGTAACGCCAGATACGACAGTAACTTTAGCACAATAATATGAACTTGCAACAATTTCAAGCTATCGTAGGTAATAATCCTTACGCAGAACATTGGGTTGAAGCATTAGAAAAATGCTGGCCTGATTACGATATTACAACACCTGAACGTCAAGCCGCATTTATGGGAGAGTGTTGTGTTGAGTCCGCTAAGTTTACTGAAATTCAAGAAAATTTAAATTACAGACCAGAAACATTGGTTAAACAATGGCCTTCACATTTTCCAAATATGGATATCGCCAATCAGTATGGTCACAATCCTGAAAAGATTGCTAATCGTGCTTATGGTGGCCGCATGGGTAATGGACCAGAAGAATCTGGTGACGGCTGGAGATTCCGTGGTAAAGGATTGATTCAATTAACCGGTCGTGATAATTACCAAGGTTTTGCTGATTCGGTTGGAATGAATATTGATGATGCTGCAGCATACTTAGAAACATTTGAGGGTTGCGTTCAGTCCGCTTGTTATTTTTGGGAATCACATAACCTAAACGCATTAGCAGACAAAGGTGCCATTGACCAGATTTCACACATCATCAACGGTGGTACCCTAGGTCAAGACGAAAGACGCCATTTCTATCAAGTGGCACTGCATGTATTACAGTCATAAAGGATAAATACCTAACTAATTGAATTATTTAATGTTTCTTGTGGTTTATATTATTAAAACTAATTAAGGAACATAAAAATGAATTCAGGTATGACCGTTTGCAGCCTACCGAGAAAAATGGCTGCCGTATTAGCAGTATTATCTTTTTCTTGTGTCGCACTGGCTGATCCAATCGTTACTCAATCCACCAGTGATAGCACAACTACAACCAATGGTTCCACCACAACCAAGGTTATTTCTCCACCACCTTCCGCTATTTCTCCAGCAGTAACAGTCATCAACTCCGATGTTTGCGTTATTGGATATTCTGGTGCTGCTCAAACTCAAGTTTTTGGTATCTCTTTTGGTGGGGCTTCCACGGATTACAATTGCGAAAGACTGAAGCTTGCTCGTTCACTCTACGATATGGGTATGAAAGTCGCTGCCGTTTCAACTCTTTGCCAAGATGAGCGTGTGTTTACTGCCATGATGAATGCTGGCACTCCTTGTCCGGTTGATGGTCAAATTGGTAACACAGCAAAAGACATTTGGGAAAAAGAACCTAAGCGTAAGCCAAGAAAAGTCAAGAGTGATCAGTAATGAAATTCACAGCAGTATTAATCTCTGCTATTTTGGTCGCAGGCATTGGCTCTTGCTCCAAGCCTAAAGCTCAAACTATTCCAATTGGCACAAGAGATGTACCATTAACTTATACTGTGATATCTCCTACTGGTGGTATAGTAGGAATTCCTGTTCTTAATAGCAATGGTTTAACTGTTAATGTTGCTACCGGTTCCGCTGCTCTTCAATTACAAAACATTTATAATAATCCGAATGCTCAAAATGTTCGTTTGGGTGATGATAGTTCAACCAATGTTCCGTTAGGATTTAATTTTCCATTTTGGGGCCAGACATTCAACAACTCATGGATGTATTCTAATGGTCTTGTGAGCTTTAAAACTGGAGATATTCCTAGTGCTGGTTGTTGTGCGGGTCTAGACCTTTCAACCACAAGAAACTCTACTTATAATTATTTGATTGCTCCCATGTGGACAGATTTAATTGACAGGAATGGAAATGCTACTTGGTACTTGAGGACCGCAAACTCAATGACTTATGGTTGGTATGGCACTTATGAATATGGCACCAATAATCAAAGTAGCTTTGAAGTAAACATCAATTCCTCTGGAGCCATGGACGTAAGATTTGGTGGAGCATTTGTTAGTCAAAGTCACACAGTAACATCAGGCATGACCGGCAATCTGGCCAACGGAGAATATTTTCAATATTATCATGGTGCAGGATTCAGTGCGCCAACAAGCGGATTATCTTGGGGTATTGGAAATACAACTGTCAATTTATGTTATTCTAGTCCATTGAGTG